CCGCAAAACCACTCCTGGTTTATTTTTGAATTCACTCTGTCGAGCTTCCCAACAACACTTCTTTTATTTTTAAGCAATATATACACTACCACAATCCCCACTAGGTACGCCATGCTTCCTAGTGGTCTATGGAGTCTGACCGGGTACCAACCGGAAGGTTCTAGACCATGGTTTCTTTTTATAGATTTTCGAGTTTTTATAGTTTTTGTTTTTCTTTTATTAGTGTTGTTGGTAGCCTCACGGCTAGTGTTGGGACATTCGGGAGACGGTTAACCCTCCGGTTACCTGCCCCCAGGCTGCGATGGTAAAAGTCATCTGGTCCCCAACCTGCACATTCTTTAGCAACGCGACATAGACCAACCCAAACTGGGTTGCTCCATTGTCGAGTGTAATATGGATGTCTTGCAACTGTATATCCGAGTTCCCGAATGGTATTAGAGACCAGACGGGTGTCGTAGGAGCCACTGTGTTTCCCACGCCATAGTATACCACCTGAAAATCTCCAGGTGCTTCCCACTCGAGCGTTCCAGAAGATATCCAGCTCACCAACTCAATCCCTGTGTTGATGGTAAATCCGTTCCCAAGAGGGAACCCACTAACCGGGTTGATAATGGAGAGAGTTTCACTCATTATCCGCCCATAATGGGGCCTGGTCAACTCCACTTCGTATTCCACAAAGAGGTCACCAAGGGTTGCAGTACCACTGGCATTGTTACCAACGGCAGAGATAATTTTACCCATATCATAGGTGTTGACCGTGCCAGTAGAAATCCCAGAAAACCGAACATATTTACTTTCATTCGTGCATGGCACCACCAATGTGATGTCTTCCCAAGGAGCTTCCTCCTGGTTGGGCACGATAGAAAAGAATTCCTGTTTGTTCTGTGGTAATTTCTCTGACGGATTGTAGCCAAACGCCAATCCAACTCGGCCAGCAGTACTAGTACCAGAGGACGTGATGTATTGGAATTTGAGCCGGATCATCCTGTATTTCTCATAATTGGCTGCGATGGTTGACAGCCAGGGAAATACTTCCGCGAGTCCTGGGTTGACATTCTTGCCAATGAGTCTCAACCCAAGGCTGCCCACTACGGGGCATACATATTCGCGGTGCGAAATCACGGTCCTGCCGTTAGCTCGAGTGCTAACGACAGGTGCCTTGATTCCGACGGCCTTGGAATATGCTACGGCGGCAACCCCACGTGTGCGGTTGCCACCTTTTGTTTGTTTGTTACTTTTAGTCATTGTTTTGGTACTTAATATTTTCTTAGACTTCAACTGGTCCTGGAAAGATTCAACAGCGCATGTCGGCTTGGGTGGCACAATTGAATCCGCCCCCCTTAAGCCTTGTGTATGCTTTCGAAAATACCTATTGGCATTTACGGCCAATGCGGCAGAGGTGCGTAAAGCGCCCTTGCCCATATTATCGGACACAAATTTATCGTCTGCTCTAGTGCGCAGACGTGGATTTGTGGTTTTAGCATACACAGCATCATGTGCTTTGCACGTGGCATCGAACTCGTGCTCAGCAGTGGCCTTGCCAGCCACCGATTGTTGGATTTTCCCGTCAGACCAGTATGGTCCACAATATGCTCCGAGAGTTCGGGTCATATTTCAAAGTTGATGGGTATGGTACTATCAGAGGGCAACAACGTGTAATCAATGGTGTAGTTGTGAAACAACTCCTCATATGCACGTTGTTCATCAGGGGTCAACCCAAAAGCTGTCATGAAGGATAGTCGGGTTTTGGGGTGAATTTCTTCATATCCTCCTTCCATCCTTCGAGATAGCATTTGAAAGCCGGTCTGCATGTTTGCCGACCGCATAATGTTTGTGTCCCTGTCAGATTGTCTTGTGAGTAGACAATAAAACTCCTGAATAACAGGAATGCCGGTAGCTAGCGATGCCCCACACATTCCTATTGCCCGCAACCAAGTACGGGCTCCCGTCTCATTTCTCACTGGGACGAGTGCCATTGTATCCTTGGCTAATGATCTTTTCACATTGCGAACCATCGTGTAGCCCCTAGGGGTCCACACAGGTCGCATCTGGCAGAACTCCAGTTTCTCCAACTCATAAGCTGGTTCCTCAACCGTCATTCTAAAGCCATAGTTCAAAAACCACTCAGTAAACCCACCCATGAACTGGTGGAGGTCCCGTTTTTCCATGAATACCACACAGTCGTCACCATTGTTGACTAGTTTGGTCAGCACACCCCGGTCCTTGCTATAAGCATGCACTAATGAGCACATGATAATGCAATTTCCGAGGGCCGTATTCATGTCTCCACTGAACCGTCTCCCAGTTACCTGATATCGCAGTTTACCATCCTTGCAATATCCAACTCCTCTATTAAATATCTGCCATCGCAACAGTTTCCTTAGAATTTTGTCTCGAAAGACACTAGTATAAAACTTGTGTTCATATTCTAACATTTCCTTGGAAACATGCATGTCAAACTTGACCGCATCAATGCCAACGGCAACTGGTGAATGGAATGAATTCCACTTGCCAGCAATGATGCGTCCAATTTCCAATACATTGTATCCCTTCATAACGGTAGGTCCGTCACCATACACCTTGGCTATCCCCCGATAGATTCGATGTTCCAAAGGCTTAATGTATCTTCCTACATTGAGGTTATATCTAGGTTCCCGGGGCTGGATGACCCGTGGCGCCTTACCTAGAACCCCTTTTTCGACCTTTACAAATGCTTTACAACGACCGTCCTTTCTGCATAGATCCTTATTGTACAGTGACTCTAGTGCGTTTTCATATAAAGTGCGTTTTCTACCGGTATATGTCTCTACAACTTCCTGTAGAGATAGCCTCGGAGGTCTGCCACTTTTACTCAACACTAATTTCCTAAAGTATGCCAATTTGGATTCCACGAACGTGCCGTCCACCTGTGGGGGTGATACAAACACACCCCCCACCTTACAGTAATACATGCGTTCGAGTAGTCCACATGCTAAGGTGTCTAAATCACCATTGTATATCCCTAATTGGTGGTCTGGTGATAGTCCATCGAGTTGGACATACCGCCTAGGGTCGGGGCGGCCCGATTGTCGTGTTATTTGTAAACGCTCGTCCGTCAGCTCACTCTGCACTGACCGTCCACTCACGACAACCAGGCGCCCTCATCTGCGCCTTGGAGGCTCCCCCACTAAATCCCTCAAACCTCGCATTAAAAGGGACCACATAGTAGTGGGAGTGCCATGTAGGAACCGCGTTACACGGTGCCTGGCTGTACGACACCGGGGGATGTCTGCAGCAAATATCTCATCGTCTGACGGGACAAACACTAATGCCACGGCCCGATCTATGGCTCGGGATGCGTCATATGTGTTTATTCCCAGGTCTTGGATCTGGTCATATATGTGCTTTCGCACTGCCTTAACATTGGCTGTGTCCATTGCTGGACATCCAAACCGAAGCTTGGTTACCTCTGATAACTTATATGCCAGAGTTCGGTATAACCGCTGTCTAACCCTCCTATTATTAGGTGGTCCACAAGCGATTGGAACAACCTGGACTTCATGGGATTCGGAGATTTCTGAACTTGGCTTGTCCACTGCATCTGCGAGCAGACCTTCGATGGGGTGTTCAACAACATCCCTGTCCAAGGATTTTAAATAAATATCCTGGGAGGACTCATGGTAATGGGATTTGTACCACAGTGCTCCACAGTAGATGG